AGCGCCAGCGGAAAGGTAGTGAAGGGGTTTCGTAAGGGTGCAACCCCGCAACGCGGGTTGCGGCAACCCGCAACAACGAGGGGCGACGGATGCCCCGGCTGAAGATCACGGCCATCGCCACGGCCTGCGGGGTCCACAAGTCCACCGTCTCGCGCCAGGTGCGCGCCGCCGGGCTGGTCGGCGCCGATGGGCTGGTCGAGCTAGACGACTACCGCGCCCTGCGTGGCGGCCTGGATCCTGCGCTGCAGACCACCGGCAAGGCCGCGCCCCGCGCCCCCGCGCCCGCCTTCGACCCTGACGCCCCGGTCCTGGCCGCCGAGCGGGCGCGCAAGATGGCCGCCGACGCCCAGCTGGCCGAGCTCGCCCTGGCCAAGCAGCGCGGCGAGGTCCTGGACCGCGAGGATGTCCAGCGCGCCCAGGAAGACCTGGCCCGCAACCTGCGCGCCCGCATCCTGATGGTCCCCGACCAGGTCGCGCATGAGCTGGCCCTGCTGCCCGACGAAGCCGCCATCCGCGGCCACCTGGTGCTGGCGCTGGAACGCGCCCTGACGGAGATGCACAATGCCCTTCGAGGGCCTGCCTGACGCGCGGGCGGCCGTCCAGGCCGCCTGGGCGCGCGGCACCGAGCCCCCGCCCCGCCGCACCGTGGACCAATGGGCCGACGCCCAGCGCATTCTGGGCGAGGAAGAAGGCCCGAACCCCGGCCGCTGGGACACGAACCGCACGCCGTATCTGCGCGACCCGATGGCGTGCATGTCGCTGCATCACCCGTCGCGCCGCGTCGTGCTGCTGGCCGGCGCGCAATGCGGCAAGACGCAAGCCGAGCTGAACGCCGTCGGCCAGATGATGGCCGAGACACCCGCCACGATCCTGTGGGTCCTGCCCACGGTCGATGAGGCGAAGAACTTCAACCGGGACAAGCTCGACCCGCTGATCTCCAACACGCCCGCGGTGAAGGCCCGGGTGTCCGAGCTGGTGGCCCGTGACGAAACCGGCAGCACCATCATGCGGAAGCGGTTTCCGGGCGGCGTGCTGGAACTGACCGGCGCGAATTCCTCCAAGGGCCTGCAATCCCGCACCCGGCGCGTGATCGTCATGGACGAGGTCGCGGAATTCCCGGCGGACGCCGGCGGCCGAGGCGACCCCGTCGCGCAGGCCGAAGCCCGCACCATCGCCTGGACGGGGCGAGAGAAGATCATCGCGGTCTCGACCCCCGGCCTCGATGCCGGCGACCCTGGCCCCGGCGGGCGCTGCCGCATCACCCAGATGTGGGAAGACGGCAGCCGAGGCCGCTACCTGGTGCCGTGCCCGGACTGCGGCCGCCGCCAGGAACTGCAATTCGAACAGCTCCGCTGGACGGCAAACGATCCAGGCTCCGCCACCTACGCCTGCGAAGCCTGCGGCGTGCTGATCCCCCACGCCGCGAAGCGCCGCATGCTGGCGGACGGCGCCTGGGACCATGAACGGCCCGAGCTGGTCAGCTTCAAGCCGAGCTTCCGCCTGAACGGCCTCTATTCCCCTTTCGCCGACTGGTCGCATGTCGCGCGCCTGGCGGAGGAAAGCAGCGCGGATCCCGGCAAGGCCAAGTCCTTCAGCCAGCAATGGCTGGGCCGGGCCTACAAGCCCGCGCTGGATGTGCCGAAGCCGGAAGTGCTGCGCGAACGCACGGAAGATCGCCCCATGGGCCGTATCCCGCCCGGCGTGCTGTGGCTGGAAGGTGCGACGGACGTGCAAGCCGAGCGCCTGGAATGGGCGGTTTACGGCTTCGACCGGAATTTGACGCAATACTACATCGACGGCGGCATCATCGTCGGCGACACCAATTTGCCGGCGGTGTGGGACGACCACGACGCCATCCTGGCGCGGTCCTGGCCCGATGCCTGGGGGCGCGAGTGGCGGCCCGAACGCTGGGGGGTGGATAGCGGCTTCCGCACCCAGGCGGTCTATCGCTACGTCCGCCGCCACGCCGCGCAGCGCCGGCCGCAGATCATGGCCCTCGACGGCCGCCCGAAATGGGGCCTGCCGCCGGTCGGCAGCGCATCGGTGCAGGATGTGGACGCGGATGGCCGCAAGATCGGCCAGATCCTGCTGTGGCCCGTCGGCACCTGGGACCTGAAGTCCGAACTGGCCACGGCCCTGGCGCTGACGGTGCAGGGCCCGGACACGAACAGCGGCGCCTGGCCGCGCGGCGCCATGCGCTTCCCGCGCGGGCTGGACATCGCCTTCTTCCAGTCGCTGACGGCCGAGGCCCTGGTGATGGAGATCCGTGGCGGCCAGCAGCGGCCGGTGTGGCGGAAGCTTGGCGCGAACGAGCAATGGGACCTGGCGGTCTACACCCGCGCCCTGGCCCGCTTCGACGCCGATCGCCTGACGGAAGCCGACTGGTCTGCCCTGGCGGCCGAACGCTTGGCCCCGCCCGAAGACGCCCAGGGCGACCTGCTGCAGGTCCTGGGCCCCGATCTGAAGGCGGAAGCCGAAGCCGCTGCCCGCCGCAAGGTGGAGGAAGCGGCGGACGCCGCCAACCGCGCCGCCGTGGCGCAGGCCGCCGCCGCGCGCGGTGGCCAGGCCGGCTGGTTCGACCGCCGCCGCGACTGGTTCTAAGGAGATTGCCCATGCCCCCCACCCAGGCAGACATCGACGCGATGCGCGATTCCGCTGCCCGCGGTGTCGTGGAAGTGCGCTTCGCGGACGGCCGCACGGTGAAGTACGCGACGTCCGAACAGCTGCTGAAGGCCGCCGCCGAACTGGAAGGCCGCGTCCAGGCCGCGACGTTCCAGCGCACCACCTTCACCAGCTTCGCGCGCGGATAATGGCCGTGCTCGACACCCTGATCGCGATGCTGTCGCCGCGCTGGGCCTTGCGCCGGGCGCAGCAGCGCGCCGCGCTGTTCGAAGTCCAGGCGCGCTACGAAGGCGCGCGGCGCAGCCGCCGCACCCAAGGCTGGCGCGCCGATGGCACCGGGCCGCAGGCCGAGGTCGAAGGCGCGCTGGTGGAACTGCGGAACCGCGCGCGGGACCTAGTTCGGAACAACGCCTGGGCGGCGGCGGGGCTGGATCTCAGCGTGGCCTACCAGGTTGGCTACGGCATCACCCCGCGCAGCCGCACCGGCGATGCGGATCTGGACCGCCAGGTGAATGCGGAATTCGAAGCCTGGGCGAAGGGCTGCGACATCGGCGGCCGGCTGGATTTCGCCGGGCTGATGGCGCAGGTGGCCCGCGCCCGCGCCCAGGATGGCGAAGCCCTGACGCTGAAGCTGCCCGCCAGCCCGGCGGAGATGCGCCGGCGCAACATCCGCGTGCCGCTGCTGCTGCAGAACGTGGAAGCCGATCTGCTTGAGGAAGACCTGGAAGGCTCCACCGCATCCGGCACCCGGATCCGCCAGGGGATCGAATTGTCGGCCGGCGGCGCGCCGCTGGCCTATCACCTGCTGGAAGAACACCCGGGCGAGGAATTCGGCGGCCGTCGTGGCCGCGTCCGAATCTACCAGGCCGATGCCGTGCTGCACCTATTCCGCCAGGACCGCCCCGGCCAGCTGCGCGGCGTGCCCGACCTGGCGCCCTTCCTGCTGCGCCTGCGCGACCTGGACGAGCTGGAAGATGCCGCGCTGCACCAGGCCAAGGTCCAGGCGTGCCTCGCGGCCTTCGTCACCTCCGGCCAGCCCGCCGGGCGCGGCCCGCTGGAAGCCGTGCCGGATGGCGGCGGCGAGCCCGTCCGCAGCTTCAGCCCCGGCATGGTGGAACGCCTGCTGCCCGGCGAGGATGTGAAATTCGCCATGCCGTCCGGCGTCGGCGGCTTTTCGGACCTGGCGCGCCACCAGCTGCACGCGATCGCCGCGGCCTGGGGCATCACCTATGACCTGCTGACCGGCGACCTGACCCAGGCGAACTACAGCAGCCTGCGCGCCGGGCGGCTGGCCTTCAAGCGGCGGCTGGAACAGATCCAATGGCTGCTGCTGATCCCGCGCTGGTGCCAGCCGGTCTGGGACGCCTGGATTGCCGCCGCGCTACGCGCGGGCGTGCTGGCGCCGCGCGAAGGCGGCTACCCGGTCGAATGGGGCCCGCCGGCTTTCGAGATGGTGGACCCGCTGAAGGACGCGCTGGCCATGCAGCTGATGGAACGGCTGGGCTATGCGACGTGGGACCAGAATGTCGCGGCGCAGGGCTATGACCCGGAAGCGCAGCGCGAAGCCCTCGCGAAATCCAATGCGGAAGCCGATCGCCTGGGGCTGATCCTGGATGGCGACCCGCGCCGCACGGCCAAGGCCGGCGGGGCGCAGGATGCCGCGCAGAATGCGGCGGTGGAGATCGGTGCCACCGGCGCCGCCGTGCCGCGCGATCCCGCCGCCGCCATGGTCCAGGTGGTCCTGTCGGATGGGATGGGCGCCGCGATCCGCGCGGAACTGGCCCCGGCCATGGCCAGCGCCGAAGCCGCGGTCGAGGCCGCCCGCGCCGCGACGGCGGAGAATGCCGAGGCGCTGCGCGATCTGCGCGCGACGGCGGATGGCGTGGCCCTGGCCATGGGCGACAGCCGCGCCGCGCTGGCCGGCAGCGCCGAACAGATCGCAGCCGCTGCGGCGTCCGTGGCCGCCGCCGCCGAACGCGCCGCGCAGCCCCGCACGGGCGTGCTGGTGCGCGACGCGCAGAACCGCGTGACGGGTGTGGAGTATCGCTGATGCCTTTCATTTCTGACCGCGTCCTGGATTTCGGGCTGAATGTGCTCGATACGGAGGCAAACCGGCTGGACATCTGTTCCAGCGAACCCGCGACCTATGCCGCGGCGACGGGCGCGGCGTCGCTCGGCAACAAGACGTCGCTGAGCATCGGCGCGCCGGCCACGCGCACGCCTTCGGGCCGCCGCGTGACGGTGGCGGCGTTCAGCGACGGCAACGTCACGGCCACCGGCACGGCGACGCATTGGGCGATTGTGGACACGGTGAACAGCCGGCTGCTGGCGACGGGGAACCTTGCGTCGTCGCAGGCGGTGACGAACGGCAACGTGTTCAGCCTCGGCGCCTTCGACATCGGCATTCCGGGCGCGGCCTAAGTCATGACCGACAGCGTTTCCATCACGCCGGGGGTTGGCGCCGATATCGCGGTCGATGAAATCGGCGGCCTGAAGTTCCAGCGCATCAAGCTGATCCACGGCGCGGACGGCGCGAACGACGGCGATGTGGCCGCGTCCAACCCGCTGCCCGTCATCTCCTACCGCACGGAGCAGTTGCTGGGGCAGTTGGTGCAGGCAACGATCAGCCCGCCGACCTACGATAGCGCCCTGCGCCGCCAGCGCGTGACGGCGGTGGTGGAGAGCGGCACGGTCACCACGGTCTCCACCGTCACGACCCTTTCTGATCAGACCAACATCGGCAGCCGCCCTGCTCTAATGCTGATCACCCAGACCAACCTCTCGGCCTGGGCCGATTGCGTGCGCGCGAGGATCACCTGACATGGCGAACACGTTCAAGAAGGTCATCGACCGGATGCTGTGGGCGCAGGTCGCGCCGTCCCCGACCGCGCATGCGGTTGCTATGTCGATGGCGAGCGACCTTCGCAACGACAGAAGCCGTAACCCGTTCATCTACACGCTGCACAGCAACACGCTGCTGAACCGCTTCAACATGGTCACCAAGGCATGGCAGGTTGCCAGCATAACGCCGCTGACGGGGGGCACTTTCGGTTCAGGCTCCACCTCGGCTTTTGCCCCGTCCTTCGGTGCCGTGGGCACCATCGCGGCGGGCGCGACCACGACCAGCGTGACGCTTTCGACGGCGCTGCCCACGGCGGTCGGCCTCAACATGCTGGCCAATCGCGGCGGCTTGGGCGAACTCGGTTTCAAAATCCGCATCATCGACACGGTGGCGGGCAAGACCGAGGAACGCTGGATCGTTGGCAACACCGCCAGCGCGACGCCGACCATCACGCTGGATGTGGCGCTGACTTTCACGCCCGCCACGGGCGCGCGTTACGAACTGCTCTGCGGTCGGCTGTTTATGTTGGGGGCGAGCACAGTAGCTGCGGGCATCTTCCGCACATTTGAGCCTGCAAGCAACACGCTCGCCAACCGTGGCACGACCAACCTGCCGACTATCGGCACCGACAGCGCCATGCTGGTGATGGACGAACTCTATGTACCCTATAACCACGAGCCCGGCGAGGGCATGGTGAAGGGCGCGACCACCTACGACACCGGCCTTCTGGCGCTGCTGGCGACGGCCTCTGCCTCTACGACGATCACCGGGCAGGCGATCGGCGGCGATGCTGTGGTGCAGGCGAACGAGTATCGCAACTTCCAGATCCGGATCGTCGCGGACCCGACGACGCCTGCATCCGTCGGGCAACGCCGCATCATCGCTTCGCACACCGCCGGGCCGTCTGCGGTCTATACCATCGGCGCGGCATGGACCACGACGCCCAGCAGCGCCGCGCGCTTTGTCATCGAGCAGCCGAACCTGATCGTGCTGCGCACGGCAGGCAACACGACGACCTACACTTACAATTACACCGACGCGACGGTGAATAACGGCACCAACTCCATCGCGGCCGATGCGTGGTCCACCACCTATTTCGGCGCGGCGCCCGCTGCCAACGGGTCGGGGTGCCTGTGGGCGCCGTCGTTCGGCATCCAACCGGACCCGGCGCGCTACGCGCGGCACTCATTCAACTATTTCTTCCGTGGCGGCACCTCCACCACGCTCGACGTGCTGGATATCGCGGGCGCGATCACCGGCACATGGACCGGCAACATCACCTACGATGGCAGCAACAACGCCTTCGGTGCAGGCACGACGGGCTGCTACAGCCCGTTCGGGCAGGAGGGCCGCTACACCTACATCAACGTCTTCACGACGGGCGCTTTCAACCAGATCTTCCGCTTCGACTCTGAAGCCCGCGTGCTGACGCCCTACACGCCGACCGATTTCCTCCAGACGGGCAGCGCGCTCCTCGGCTCTCGTATGGCGGCCTATGCGGCCATCGACGGGACCGACACCTACGATGTGGTGCTGCTTCAGGCGCACACATCGACTGTGTGCCAAGAACTGATCCCGCTGGTCTGAGGGCGCCGCCATGAAGATCGCAGAACTTATCGCGCTGGCGGCCTCCCGCTTGCACCGGCTGAATATGCAGCGCGGCGAAGCTGCCAGCGTGGGCGATGTGGCGCTGTTGCTGGTCCTCGATCCGCAGATTGCCGACACCGAGGCGACGCTGGCACGGCTTCGCAGCCTGACGGAATAACGCCATGCTGCTGACGCTTCTTGCGCCGCAGGGGGCGGCCGGTAGCGTCGCCCTCACCGCCACCGGCATCGCGACCGGCGCCCCGGTGCTGGATGCGCCCGCGCTGGGCCAGGTGCACGCCCTCACGGCCACCGGCATCGCCACCGGCGCGCCCACCACGGGCGCCCCCGCGCTCAGCCAGGTGCATGCCTTGGCGGCGGTCGGGATCGCAACCGGAGCCCCGGCGCTGGGTTCGCCCGCGCTGACCAGCGCGCCCGGCATGGCGGCCGTCGGCGTCACCACGGGCGCCCCCACCGTCGGCAGTCCGGCGCTGGGCCAGCGTCACGCGCTGGTCGCGGTCGGGATCGCCGCCGGCGCGCCGCAGCTCGGCACGCCGCAGCTGGATCCGCCGGCGCAGCAGGATGATGGCGGCGGGTATGTGCAATTCGTGCCGCGCATCCACGCGCTGCGCGCCATCGGGATCGATGCGGGGCTGCCGGATTGCGGCACGCCGCGCCTGACCACCCGCCCATCCCCGGCCGCGCTCGCGGCCGAACAGGCCCGCCTTGCGGCGCTGGCCGACGAAGAAGACGCGATCGCCGCCCTGCTGCTGGCGGCCTGAGACTTAGGAGACACCGCATGTGTGTGAACGCCGCGCTCGGCATTGCCGTGCGGGTCGAACTGGCGCCCGGCTGGCCATGCGGGCGCTGCCGGAAGGTCCTGCCGGATGTCGGGCTGGACCCAGACCACCCCACCGCCTGCCTGCGGTGCGTGGAGGTGATGACCGGCGACCGGCCTGACCTGCACCTGCTCGCGGCGTCGCGGTTCGACCGCTTCCTGGCCGAAGAACGCGCCGCTGGCTTCGGCCTGGCGGAAGCGGTGCGGCGCGCCGGGCATCGCAACCATGGCCGCGACGCCGACGGCACCGTCCCCCTGCGGAAGCGGCGCGTCGCGCATATCGCCGTCCCGCTCGACTGAAGGAAGACACCCCATGCCTGTGCAGATGCGCGCCGCCGCGGGCGATGCGCCCGCCACGCTGACGCTGATGGGCGATGTCGGCTTCGACATCACCGCATCCGGCGTCGCCACCGCCCTGAAGGGGCTGGCCGAGGACGCGCCGCTGACCGTCAGCCTCAACAGCTACGGCGGCGACGCGCTGGCCGGCATCGCCATCCACAACATGCTGGCGCGGCGCAAGCGCAAGCCGACGATGATCGTCGAAGGCATCGCCGCATCCGCTGCGTCGCTGATCGCGATGGCCGGCGAACGCATCGTCATGCCCGCCAACGCCTTCCTGATGATCCATGAAGCCTGGGGCGCCGCGATGGGCGATGCCGACACCATGCGCGGCCAGGCGGAGGTGCTGGAACAGATCTCCGGCGCCTATCGCCGCACCTATGCCGCCCGCACGGGGCTCGAAGAACAGGAGGTCGCCGCGATGATGGCGGCCGAAACCTGGCTGGATGCAGAAACCGCCGTCGCGAAAGGCTTCGCGACGGAGGCTGCGGAACCCGCGGCGGTGCAGGCCTTCGCTGCGCTGCCCCTGGCCCGCTTCACCCGCGTGCCCGCCCCGCTGGCCGCGCTCGTCACCACCGCTTCCACCCCGCCGGCAAGCCCGCCGGCACCTGACAAGGAGATGGGCAGCATGCCCGACGATATCACCCCGGCGGGCGGGCTGCCCGCACCCCAGGCTTCCACCCCGATGCCCCACCACCCGGCCCCCGTGCCGGCCCCCGTGCTGGCCAGCGACGTGGTCGCGATCGCCGAACGCAACGGCCTCGGCCTCGATTTCGTGCGCGCCCAGCTGGACCGCGCCGCCACCCGCGAACAGGCGCTGGAAGCGGCGCTGGATGCCGTCGCCGCCGCCGGCCCGCGCCCGGCCGCGACCCCGGGCCTGCGCGTCACGCGCGACGGCTTCGACACCGCCCGCGCCCGAATCGGCGGCGCCTTCGCGTCCGGCCTGCTGGCCGCCGCCCAGGGCCGCGTGGCCAGCTACAGCGCGGAAGAACGCGAATTCGCCGGCATCTCCATGCTCGGCATGGCGCGCGAACTGATGGCGCAGCGCGGCGAACGCGGCGTGCATCGCCTGTCCAATGCGGACCTGGTGCCGCTGGTGCTGGCCTATGGCAGCCACACCGCGTCCGACTTCGCGGGCGTGCTGGCGAACACCTTCAACAAGACGGTGCGGGAGCTGTACGGCGCCTATCCGGACACCTGGTCGTCCTGGACGGACCAGGTCGAGGTCGATGACTTCAAGACCATCACCGCGGCCAGCATCGGCCAAGTGTCGGAAGTGCAGCCGGTGCAGGATGGCGGCCAGGTGATCTACGGCACCATCGCCGAAGACCCGGCCGAGACCTATTCGGTCTCCGAACGCGGCGTCATCCTGCCGGTCGGCCGCCAGGCGCTGGTGAATGATGACACCCGCGCGCTGACGCGGGCGGCGCAGGCGCTGTCGCTGGGGGCCTATACCGGCCTGCGGCGCACCGTGTTCGGCGTGCTGACCACCAACGCCAACATGGCCGACGGCGTGGCCTTCCTGGTGCTGGCGTCCGGCGCGGGCGCGCGTGGCTATGGCAACCTGATGACGGCGTCGGCGCTCGATGCCGCCGCGCTGCGGACGCTCCGCGCCACGCTGCAGAACATGACCGGCCTGGCCCGCGCTGGCCGCCCGGTGCCGTCCATGCCGCCGGTGCAGAACACCGTGCTGCTGGTCCCCCCGACGCGGGAGATCACGGCGCAGGAACTGACCAGCCCGCTGATCGTGCCGAACCAGGTCGGCAACGCCCTGCCGCAGACCTTCCGCCAGAGCGTGGAAGTGGTGACGGAACCCTTCCTGCAGACCGGCAACGCGCCCTTCTACATGGCGCGCACGGAAGCCGGCATGCGGGCGGTGGAGATTGCGTTCCTGCGCGGTCGCCGCACGCCGGAAGTCACGGATGCCGAACGGATCGACTACACGGGCATCACCTTCCGCTGCCTGTTCGACTTCGGCGCGAAGTCCGTCACGCCGCGCACCATCGCCGGCAACCTCGGCACCTGACCCTGACGGCGGGCGGCACGGGCCGCCCGCCTTTCCCCTTCGATCCACCTTCAGACACAGGAGCCAGAGATGGCAGCGAATATGTTCGGCGACGGCGAGGTGTGGGACCTGCCGTGCCCCTATGCGGCGGGCGTCACCAGCGGCCAGGGCATGCTGGTCGGCACCCGGCTGTTCGGCGTGGCGATGGCCAATGCCGTGCAGAACCAGCTGGTGGCCACCCGCTTCGACGGGATCTTCGACCTGGCCAAGAACACCAGCCAGGCCGTGACGGCCGGTGACCGGCTGTGGTGGGACAACACCAACCGCGTCCTGACCACGACCGCCGCCGGCAACATGGCGGTGGCGATCGCGGTGGCCGGCGCGGGTGCGGCCGATGCGCGCGTGCGCGTGAAAGTCACGCCGCACACGGCCGCGGCGGCCTGACGCCATGGGGCGGATCCTGGCGCGCGGCGCGTTCATCGCGCCGAGCTACCTGCTCGGCCGTGCCGCGCTTGCGCGCCAGGGCGACGCCCTGGTCCTGGTGGACCGGGGCGGGGAGGTCCGCGCGCCCCTGACCTCCAGCCGCGCCCAGGCGGCGGGGGTGGAGGCGACGGGCTTCGACGGCGTGGCGTGGCGCCGCTATGGCGCCGATGTGCCGCGCTGGGTCGGCGCGGAAGCCCGGCTGCTGATCGAGGGGCAGCGGACGAACGCATT